ATCAAACAATCATATTCTTTTTGTGCGACAATACAAAATAAGTAACAATAATTTGTTTTGCACGAACAAAGATTTGTTTTGTGATTTCTTTATCCCAAGCCTTAACGCAATAATAGAATACAATGGAATACAACACTATGAATCGGTTGATTATTTCGGTGGACAAGAAGCATTTGAACGCCAACAAGAACGTGACATGACATTGCGTCAATATTGTAAGGAACACAAAATAAAACTTATTGAAATACCTTATACGGAATACGACAATATAGAAGCATTACTAAAGAAAGAACTTGAAATAAAAGTTAAATAATACCACAAATTTTGTATATTCCAATTTTAATATGTAAATTTGCAACGTATTTCAAATTATATAGATAATAATATGGAAAAGAAACAAATGACGAAAGCACAGATGCAAAGACGTATAGAACAGTCTCCGTTGCATCTAAATCGCACAAGAGACTTTAAGACTATTTATTTTGACGATAAAGGTTTAAGATTGTCTTGCGATGATAACGAAGGATATTGTTTGATTGAAACGTCTGCCCATACTCACGTTTTTAGAAGTATTACCGTTGCAGGCGTGTCACGGCCTTACCTTTACACAAAGCGTTTCATCGAGTTTGCACTTGAAAACAATTGTACCGTAAAAGATGATAAGGGCGTAGTGCGTCATTCGTATGCCAAACTTATTTCTGTATTGAAAGACAAAGAGAATAAGACCGAGTACAATATTTGCTGGTATATTGACTTGTGGCTTAACAATATTTTTTCTCCGTTGTATTCTATCGACGAAACCGAGATTGCATCGTTCCTTGTCTATGAACAATACTTGCACAACGTCGCACGTTCACAAGTCATTCTTTCGGAACATACCGAGGATATGACTAACCTGCAATTCGTTGATGCACTTATCGACAACGAAAAGAAATACTTGGAGGGCATGAAAGAGGCGGTCATCATTCACAAAAAGACCGACGAGGAAAAGACCCAAGAAGAGGTTGCGGCATTACAAGAGGCTATGGTGCAAGAAAAACAATGGGGGGCGTAGGCGATGGAAAATAATCAAGAAAAATGGGTTAGTGTTTCTACACTTGCAAAAAGACTTGGCTGTACAAAACAAACAATATACAACCACCTGAATCAAGGAAAGTATGAATACAAAACCTTTGAAAGAGGGTCTATGCGAGGTTTGCTTATTAAAGTATGATAAAATGGCTTACAAAGTAAACGATGCAGTTAAGAATCACTTGAAAGAGCAATGGAAAAATGCTTGCAATGGCTACCTCATTGAACTCTTGAATATGTGGGAAATAGATTCATGTTATGGTTATTGGGTGTCTGACGAAATAGGTGGCACTTATATTTTTAGTGACGAAAACCCAATATCCATTGACGAAATCATCTTTGCAGTTGAAAACGATGTGGAATACAAAACCTACATTGCGTGGATTGATTATGTTTGCTTTGCTCACGAATACGGCCAGACAAGCCCCAATTTCCAATCATGGTGTAAGGGTTGCCCGCGTCTTAGCAAAAGCGAACAGCAAAAGTTGCGTGACTTAAAAAAGGACTTTGAAAGCGCGGTTAAGGACTACAAGGAAAGAACGGATAAAAAGAATAATGGATTGTTCTAAAGACAACAAAATAGGCGCATTACAATTTGCTTTTATATGTAGTGAACTACCCATGAGCTAAAGACTCATGGGCTTCGGGTTTCGCAGAGGAACGGCCTTTCAAAAGATTGGCTCTTACTCACTCTCCACCCGTGTAATCGGCAGTTCCTGCCGATGCGCCTTACATCCCACAAGCTAAAGACCTGTGGGTTTTACGGCACTTAATATAAAACTTGTAGAAATTTCTTATAAAGATTATGATAACATTGAAGATATATTAAAGAAAAAACTATTATGAATATACAAGCAGTACATTATTTGTTGCTTAATTTAGCCGCCAGAACGCTTGTAGAACACTTTTATATCGAAAGTAGCATAGTTGTAGGCATTGCAAGTTTTATGGCGTTGTGCGGCTTGTATTGCGTTTATGGTGGAATAACTATTTTCTTAAAAAGTGCAAAATAATTTGGTATATCAAAATATTGTGCGTATCTTTGCATCGTTGAAACAAGAATGGCGGTCTTGTAGAAACGAAATCTTACGGATAAAGTTAGGTTAAAAAGCCGAACACTATATCAAGAATTTCCAACAAGTGCCGCCATCACGAGTTGGATTTTTCTTTTATAGGGGTTCGGCTTTCTTGTTTTCAACACACCAAGCCAAAAGCAAGAAACCAGTCTTAGGCTGACGGTATTGTAAGGTAAGGGCTTTGACTACAGAGTTAATTGTGGTGTTCGTGATGAGTTTCCAAAGCTACGTGTAGTTATAGGAGTGCTGACGGCAGAAATTAAACGCTCGACCTCTACAACACGAACTGAAATAAAAAAACCCTCCGAGGCATCACCGTAAAGTCGGTGAGGGGAAAGCGCGCAAGAGGGAGGATAGGTGGAATAAGAAGTCCTGCGCAGGGGTGGCAACGTACCCGAAGATTCTGAAAGCAAGTTGCATTTGCCACAATGCTAACGAGCCGAGTTAGGAAACCTCTGAAAAATATGGCATAACTCGAAATAACTCCCCAATCCCATCAAGTAATTAAAGCTTACTTGTGGGTAAGGGGAAATTATGGAATCACGATATTGTTTCCTTTCCCCCATTGGCATGATGTTATTTTAAGTACGATAATAATTTAGCTACAATATGTGAAAAGAAATATATATACTTCGCTTGATAACTTTAAGTTAAAGCATATTGATGTTATAAGTTATACTGAATTAAATGATGATTTAGTAGAATGGATTAACGAAAACACGATAAAGTTGCTTATTAACAGAAATAAGGCAGAAATGCTTGCTGGTGAAGAATTGAAAAAATATTTCAATGAAGTACACGAACAAGTGTTTTTTAGAATTAGTGGTCATTCTTATTTTCTTGACTATTATTTGCCTAAATATAAATTGGCGATTGAAATAGATGGAAGTTACCACAAAATTCGTAGAGTTGAAGACAAAGAACGTGACAAGATGTTTAACGATATTGGAATAAGAACTATACGCATTAATTCTAAAGATGTTTTGCGTGGTGACTTTATTAAGTCACTCAAAGAAAAACTTATCCCTAAAAAGCGTAAAAAGAAAACGAAACATAAGCATAAAGGTTTTAGTGAAAGTAATAATTTAAATATTTAAATCACAAATAACAAGAAAGGTTATGACAGAACAAGAAGTTAAAGATTACAATGTGTTTTTGGAACAAAAAAAACGAACTCGCATCGAAAGCGGATTTCAAGTCGAAGAAAGCGAACTTAATCCGATGTTGTTTGATTTTCAAAAGTATTGCATCCGACGTGCATTGCAAGCAGGAAAGTTTGCTATGTTCGAGGACTGTGGTTTAGGTAAAGAACAGCCTTATAGCGAGCCAGTTTTAACGCCTAATGGGTACGCTCTTATGGGCGACTTAAAAGTTGGTGACTTTGTTGTTGCAAGGAATGGTAAACCGACACAAATCCTTAACATCTACGAACAAGGAGAAAAAAACGTTTACCGTGTAACGTTTAGTGACGGAACATCTACAAGATGCGGGCTTGAACACTTATGGAACGTCAAGACGCTTAACGACGTAAGCCGTAAGCGTGGTTACAGAACTTTGCCGCTTAAAGACATTATGAAGAATTACGTCACGGAAAGAATTGATAATAGATACCCCGACAAAAAGAGAAAGGCGTACAACTATTCTGTTCCTGTTTGTGACGCAGTTGTGTTTGCTAATAACGGCGGCGTAACAATTAATCCGTATATCCTTGGCGTTATAATTGGTGATGGGTGTATATCACAACACTCCGTAAGTATTAGCAAGCCGAATCGAGAATTAAGACAAATGGTTCAGTCACTTGTTCAGAATGGCGATATTGTTACAGACTTTGCAAGCGATGGCATGACTTTCAGAATCTCAAATAAAGTAAGCAATCAGCCGTCGTGGACTAAATGTGAGTTAGAAAAGTTGGGTTTGATGGGAAAACTCTCAAAGGAAAAGTTTATTCCAAATCCGTACCTTTACGCTTCCGTACAAGACAGAAAAGACTTGCTGCAAGGACTTGTTGACACTGACGGGCATATAGTTTCCGACGGGTTGATTGAGTATTCAACGGCATCATCGCAACTTTGCAACGATGTTTCTTTCTTAGCCCGTTCGCTTGGTTACATTGTGCGTGTCGTTGCACGCAAGTCGTATTATAAAAAGGGCGGCGAAATGCTTGACAACTACCGTATCTATATGTACAACGACAAAGCAAGAAAACTCAAAAGCATTACAAACATTGAGTTGGTCGGCAAAGAAAGGTGCCGTTGCATCTATGTTGATGACATAGAGCATTTGTATATTACAAACGACTTTGTTGTGACGCATAACACAATTCAGCAGTTGGAATGGGCGCAAAAGGTTGTTGAACATATCAATAAGCCTGTGTTAATACTTGCTCCTTTGGCAGTTGTTTCGCAAACCATCAAAGAAGGCGAAAAGTTTGGTTATAATGTAAACGAAGTTATAGACCGCGATGATGTGTTTACGCCAAACGAAAACTGCATTTACATAACCAACTACGACAACATGGAACACGTGGATGCAAAAGCGTTTGGCGGTATTGTGCTTGATGAAAGTTCTATCCTAAAGAATTTTCAAGGAAAGACAAGAACAAAACTTATCGAGGATTTTAGAAACACACCTTATAAATTGGCTTGTACTGCAACACCCAGCCCAAATGATACAACGGAAATTTGCAACCACGCAGAGTTTCTTGATATTATGTCACGAAACGAAATGCTTGCGATGTATTTTGTGCATGATGGTGGTAGTACAAGCGAATGGCGGTTAAAGGGTCACGCAACACAAGCGTTTTGGGATTTAGTATCAACGTGGGCTGTAATGCTTAACAAACCGTCTGATATTGGGTATAATGATAGCGGATATTCTTTGCCACCGTTGAATGTTGTGCAAGAAATTGTTGAAACTCCCAAACGTGACAATGGGATGCTATTTAACACTATGGCCGTAAACGCTACCGATTTTCACAAGGAATTGCGCGAAACATACGAAATACGTCTAAATCGTGTTGTAGAGATTGTGAACGCACACCCACAAGAAAACTTAATCATTTGGATTGGTCAAGACAACGAGGGTAAATATCTGCGTGACCGTTTGCCAGATGCGATAGAGGTAAAAGGTAGTGATAGTAAGGCATACAAAAAGGAAAAGTTACTTGGTTTTGGTCGTGGTGAATTTCGCTTGCTCATTACCAAACTAAAGATTGCTCAATTTGGGTTGAACTACCAAAATTGCCATAACCAAATATATGCGTCTTTAGACTTTTCATTTGAGGCAACATATCAAGGCATACGCCGCTCGTATCGCTTTGGTCAGACCGAGAAAGTGAACATTTATCTTATCACTACAGATACAATGCAAAACGTAAAAGATAGTTTTGATAAGAAACAAAAGGCTTTTGTTAATATGCAAGCATCAATGACGGAGGCGACAAATCGTAACATAAAAAACATATTATCATTAAAGAAAATGGAAACAACAAAACAATATACGTCCGACGTGTGCGATATTCGCCTTGGCGATTGTGTTCAACTTATCCAAACAATACCAGATGAAAGCGTTGGGTTCTCGATTTTTTCGCCTCCTTTTGCGGAACTTTATACCTATTCCGACAAATTAGAGGATATGGGAAATTCAAAAGATTACAACGAGTTCTTTGCGGCTTTCAAGTATCTTGTTAAGGAATTATACCGCGTGATGTGGTCAGGTAGAAACGTTGTGGTGCATTGCATGGATTTGCCTATTCAAAAAGGCAAGGAGGGTTACATCGGATTGCGTGATTTTAGTGGCATGATTTTGAAAGCATTTGAAGAAGTAGGATTTGTTTATCACAGCCGTGTAACGATATGGAAGAACCCAGTTACCGAAATGCAACGTACAAAAGCACTTGGACTGTTGCACAAACAGGTAAAAAAAGATGCAAGCATGAGCCGCGTTGGTATTCCCGATTATCTTATGGTTTTTCGCAAAGATGGTGAACACCTACACCCAGTGCAATGCAACATTTCAGTAGATACGTGGCAAAAATACGCAAGCCCAGTTTGGATGGATATTGACTATGGTAACACGCTTAATGCACAAAGCGGTCGTGATTCAAATGATGAAAAGCATATATGCCCTCTGCAACTCGAAACGATTGAACGGTCTATTACCCTTTGGTCAAATGAGGGTGATACGGTTCTTACGCCTTTTATGGGTATTGGCAGCGAAGTGTACGAGGCTGTAAAACTAAAGCGTTTCGGCATCGGATTTGAATTGAAAGATAGTTACTTTGCTGAGGCTGTTAAAAACGTCAAGTCAATGGAAATGCAAGTAAAACAAAAAGGGCTTTTTGATTGATTTGTTAACTTAGTGTTAAATATGTGTTTTTGTTTGGTGTATTCAAAATAAAGATGTACCTTTGTGCTTGATAAATTCTTTTGGATGAATACCTATAAATTGAACATTAAACATGAAAGGCCAAACCGTTGCGAAACGTAGTAGGCTAAACATCTCGGCGGCAGTGTGATAGTCGCATGTTGGGCTCATAACCCAAAGGTGGGAGACGGGTTCCACCGCCGCAACAACGGCACTTCAGTAACTTTTAGAGTCATATTTGTAAATTAAGAAGTTGTTTAGTGAAACGTTGTGAAACGGAGTAGCTTTTCTCGGAGGTGTAAGCCTAATTGCTAAGGCAGCGGTCTTGAAAACCGCCAGTAGTCGTGTAACAGCGGCGTGTGAGTTGGAATCTCACCACCTCCTCGAAAATGGAGAGTAATGCTTGATGGTGATAGCGTCTACCTGCTAAGTAGTTCGTTCGTGGATAACGGATATGGTTCGATTCCATTGCTCTCCACAAGATAAAGAGGTTTGGTGTAGTGGTAGCCACGTTAGAATTTGGCTCTAAAGGCGGGGGTTCGATTCCCTCAACTTCTACGAATGCCGTTCAAGTCGGCTCGTTGACCGAGATTAGGTAAAAGCCACGCGGTGGGTTCGACTCCCACTGACAATAAAATGTAACGGTTAAGGTGGCGGTCATTTGGAGGTTTTGCCGAGTGGTCTAAGGCAGCACACTGCTAACGTGTAGAACATTAAATTGTTCCGTAAGTTCGAATCTTACAACCTCCGATTGGTTTTCACATTTTATTATAACTATAATTCATAAAGAAAGTATGAAGATTATCAAATTTCAAACAGAGGATTTTTTGCCCTCACTTGCAATAGTCAACACCGTTGTATTAACAAAAAATTCATTGCCAATTTTGTCAGATGTACGTATCGAAACAAAGGCCGACGGAAACGGTGGCACGTATGCCGAATTGATGACAAGTGATTCGGAAACGTGGTTGCAAATGAAAGCGCCTTTGACAGAGGCCGAGGTAGGTATAGTTATTTGTGTCGAGGCCAAAGGATTGCTACAAGCCTTGCGTAATCTTGGTGGTAAGCCCGTGACAATGGAAATTGACGATTCAAAGCACATCGTAAAATGTGGCTACGGAAACGGTCATTTCTCGTTGCCTTACGAGGACGCACAGGATTTCCCGTTGCCTATGGCAGAGCCCGATGGCGCAAAGACAAAGTTGCTGGATGCAAAGAAAATGCTTACGGCCATTGAAAAGGCTGGATTTGCTACCGCCAACAATGAAGTACGACCCGTGATGAACGGTGTACGTTTTGAGTTCTTTGCAGACGGTATGGTAGCCGTTGCAACCGATGGTCAAAAACTTGCTAAATACAAGGATTTGACCATTACATACGATAATAGCGAAGACCAAACGATTTACGGATTTACGATGCCTAAAAAGCCGTGTTCTATGTTGCTTAACGTGTTGGGTAGTACAGTTGCAGGTGATATTAAGGTTATGTTCAATGACCGTTGCTTTACCGTCAATAACACCCAATTCAAGATGTCGGCGCGTCTTATCGAAGGCCGCTATCCGAATTATGATAGCGTTATCCCAAAGGACAATGACCGTATCGTTACCATCGTAAAGAATGATTTTGTGGCCGCTATGAAACGTGTGTTGCCTATGGGTGATGCAAATAGTGAATTGGTTGCATTGTCATTTAGCATGGGTATGATGACGATTTCGGCCGAGGATCGCGACTTTAGCAAGTCCGCATCGGAAAACGTAGGTTGCGACTATGCACAAGAGGAATTTACCATCGGTTTCAATGGTAGTACATTGTTGCAGTTGCTCCAAAACATCGACACCGATAACGTCAAGGTCATGTTGAAAGACCCAAGCCGTGCTGGTGTGATTTGCGAGGATAAGCCAAACGGTGTGTATGAATACAAGTCGCTTATCATGCCGATGTTAATCCAAAATGATTAAGCAATATGAGTAGTAACACACCAACGCTTATGCAAAGTGAAGAAGAACGTGCTCCTTGGAATGATAATATTGACGTTATCGAAATGGATAAGGAAATAGATGTCGAATACATCTTGCAAAAACATAACGTTAATGTTGTTACAACAGGCGATGACGACGATTTGGAAGAATGCTACAACGAAAAGCATTATACCGTACTTGAATTGTTAGGCGAACTTGAATCGTATATCAAGCAAGATTTGGAACGGTATAAAGGAAGTGCAACCAAGGAACGCCAACTAAAGGAAATGTTAGAGGATTGCCAAGGTTGGGAATTGTACGACAAATATTATAGCGAATCGGAATGACTAACGGCGAATACATAAACGGTTACGTCGAAAGGAAGGCGGGAGGTGAATACACGGGGATTGTCAAAATCGAGGGTATTGACCTTTCGCCGATTATAGCACAATATTTCAAGCAAGATGGCGAAAACTATCTTTGGTTACGCCGTAAGCCGCTACTTGAATATGACATGCAAGCACAAAAGTACAACAAAAGGGAACGCGAGCCACGATTTGAGGTGTATATGAAAAAGCAAGTCGATGGTGGCACGTTTGCCTACGTTGGAGAATTTTTGTTCATGCGGTTAAAATTTAAGATAGTTGGCATTTGGGATAATGTGCTTGGGCGAGACGCTAAACGCCTAAACCTTTTCATTGACCGTTTGCCAATGTCAGAACAAACTATTATCAATGGCATAAAAGAAAGAAAAAGGAATGAAAAGCGATAATGAAATAGCACAAGACTTGAAAGATATTGACCAACAAACGGTTGACGTTGTATGTGACCTTTTGCGACAATACGGCACAAAGACAAGCATGTATCTTGCAAAGATGGTTGCATCCGTGTGTGATGTCGATGTTGACGAAATGCTCACGGACACCAAGCATATACAAAATTCTCATGCCCGTTGGTTCTTTTGGTTCGCATACCGCTATATGACAAACGAAAACTACGATAGCATTGCGCGTAAGACTGGAACAAAACGAAAGTTCACGGTTGGAGGCATCGGATATTGTATTAGTAAGATGTCGATGATGGTACAGTCGGAGCCTATATGGGTCAAGCGTTGGACTATCATTAAGCGCGTCATCAATGCCATTCTTGATAATGGTAGCCTTACGACGGATAAACTACCTACGACAATAACGTTAAAGGTAGTACCGCCAAGTGGTATAGATGTTAAATTACAAGTAATCAAATAAAATAAACAATATTATGATATACGAAACAAAATGCTCATTTATAAAAGTAGATGACAACGGAAACGATAAGGTCGTTAAAGAACGTTACATCGTTGAGGAAGCGGAAAGCTTTGGCGACGCAGAAAAGCAAACCTACGACTTTTGTGACGGAGAAACAGACCTTGATGTCATTGATGTCAAGAGGTCGAAAATCAAGGAAATCTTGAATAGCCGTGATACTGGCGATGACAAGATTTCCGTTGCCGACATTGCCGACGTACAACACAATGACGATGGCGAGGAAGTGGAAATCGGCTACAAGGTGGCTTTGTTTGCCCTTAGTTTCGATGATGCCTATGCCAAGTTGAATGTGTACTTGAAACAAGGCTACTCGATGCAGATTGTCGGTGTCAAGAAGACAAAGTTTGTTGATTTGATTACGAACTAAAACCTTTTCTACATGGCACGTCGTTTTGGATATAATCAATCGAGCAATAAGTTTGGTGCGTCAAAGGTTGTCTTTAAGGGCATTAAGTTTGATAGTACCTATGAACGTGACCGCTACATCTATCTATGCCACTTGCAAAAGAAAGGCTTGATAAGCGGATTGCGCTTACAACAAAAGTTTGTCCTAATCAAGAAAACAATAAAGTTAGTTCCAAAGCAACTAAAGACAAAGGTGCGTTGGGATAAGCGCGTAGTCGAGCAAGAGGCAAACTATCATTGCGACTTTGTTTATATCGAAAACGGCGTGTATGTATGCGAGGAATTTAAGTCCGTAATGACAAGTTCTTTAGCGGATTATATTCTACGCCGTAAGTTGATGGTAAAGAAAATCTATGAACACAACGAAAAGGGCCGTAGTAAATGGATATTCCGCGAGGTGGTGTATTATAACAAACGTAAAACGATAATAACTGACAAATAATTTGGTAATATCAAAATAATTTCTTAACTTTGCAACGTGGATAGTTGGGGGTCATGGCCCAATGATAAGAGTGTTCCGATGGCTCTTCTACGTTTTTCAATTCCATCGTGGTTTTAAACATTGGAAAAGTATGGCAAGTACAATAAGAAATACTCTTGAAGAGTTTATTGCAGATGCAAGAAAAGTTCATGGTGATAAGTACGATTATTCACTTATCAAAGAGTATGTAAACAACAAAACAAAAGTACCAATCAAATGTAATCGTTGTGGTGAAGTGTTTTGGTGTAAACCTAACGTTCATCTAAACGGGTGCAATTGCCCTAATTGTTGGGCGAAGGAAAAGCCCCAGTTTGGCAAAAGAAAACTTGTTTACAAGGTCGCTACTTTAGATATAGATTTTGCAAGCAATGCGGATGATATAACACACATAAGCGTATGGTGTTTGGTATAATATGTTACAGCGTTGTTATTATAAAAAACACCAAGAATCACACCCAACATACATAGGCTGTACAGTATGTGACGAATGGCTATATTTTTCAAACTTTCTAAATTGGTTTAAGAAAAACTACATAGATGGATATGTGGTTGATAAAGACTTACTTGTTTCTGGAAATAAAATATATTCCCCAAGCACCTGTTGTATGATACCAATCGAAATTAACGCAATGATTGTAACACGTCGTAGAAAAAGTAGTCGTTTTGGAAAAGGCGTATCAATAACGCGAAAAGGTAGATTCGTAGCATTTTTGGTAAAGCATAACAAAACTTATAATTTAGGACACTTTGACACAATAAAAGAATCGTTTGAAGCATATAAGCAAGGCAAAGTTGCTTATGTCAGAGAAGTAGCTGATGCCTATTTTAAGGACGAAAAAATAACAAAAGAAGTGTACGATGCACTTTATAGATATGAACCAAAGTTTAAAGATTAAGGATTATGTTTGATTTTAGAGATTGTTTTGACCGCCTCCATGTTAGAGGTGTAAGATTTGACGAAAAGGAATATATGTTTGTTGCGATGGTATGCGCAGGCGAAGACGCTTCCGTTTCGTATGGTCTTGTTTATGACATTGAAAACTTTAAACGCAACATACCAAGTGAACACGAAGAGGAATATCTGCGAGAATTACAGCCAAAAGCGGACGTGCTTTTGCAACAGCAAGAATGCGTCCAGTTAAGGGAACTTATAGAAGAGTCCATTCGCGCAGAGATTCAGACAAAGGCTAAAGATATTAAGACCTACAAGTTTTCTTCACAGGAGATTGTTAATATGCTTTCTGCACTTCTTGCAGACCGAAGTAGTGAAGTTTCAGAGGCAAGTGTCAGAGATATTGTAAGCCTAATTCGAGAACTCGCGAGCTTAGGTGGATTGAGTGGCTCGGACGGCTTTGGTATGCACTTTATTCAATGCCACGACCCGTTTAATTCTTTATGCATCAAATGCGGTCACGAATTTGATTCATACGCTGGTATGGACTGTGTGTGTCCGTTTTGCCACCAAGTTTACAAGTGGTCAGAAGATGAACGCAGATTCTACCCACAACCAAATAAACTCTAAAATATGGCAAAAGTAAAATACATTCCGTGCGACATCTATAAACGTTGGAATTACAGTTTTTATTGGGAGTGTACAAGAACTTAAAAGATGGGTGCGACACGAATATAAAGACGAATCGAAAAAATGTTTTGTCAACATGATAGAACATTTGCCCGAAACGTCATCATCTGCCGCCTCTTTTAATTATAACAATACGGATGGACAGGGTATTGTTCATAAGATTCAGCTCAAGGAAACCCAGAAGTCTTTAGCTTGTGGGTAGTTTACACGCCACGATAAAATCACGGCCAAGGCATTGTGCGCGTTCAGAACTATTGGGCGCATAGAAATTCGCCTCTACAATAATATCCGCAAGTTGCGACGAATATTCCTCCAAACGCCGCGCTATCGTTGCACGGTATTCGGTCTTGAACGTCCGCGTTACCTCGTAGATTTTCTTTGTCAATAGTTGCGCATCCTTATATATTTTCGTATCTCTTGCCAGCATTGTTTTTCTTTTGCTTTTGAATTTGTAAAACTTGTAATATGTTACACCCTTTTGGGTTATTCCCTATCCCTAAACCTCGATTAACTGATAATCTCGATAAAGGGATAAGGAACTAAAGGGATAAATCGTTATTAATAAAATGCTGAGACAGGGCGAACACTGCGCCCGTCCGTCTTGGTGTAGTAGTGTAAAGCTGCATCGTAGAAACTCAGAAACCAAGCATGCGTAGCAGAGACCTCGGTACTCGACCAATACGCTTGGCTACGGTTCAATGCCGTACCTCCGATTTGAGCGAGAATGCGGTTGACCTCGAGTAAGTGTGACCAAATCATCCACAACTCACCTGCGCTTGGTAGCCACCAACGACCTGCACCGACGAAAGAGTTAGCCGCATCGACGTTTGACGGGTAGTATTCTTTACAATACTTAGCCGCAGGTGCATTCTCGCCAAGGGTGGTGATGATTTGTGATGTGTTAGCGCGACCTGTCATGTTAGCCAAAGCAGCCTCTCTGTCTGTGATATACGAATTACCACCAGCGACATTTGTTGCAGCCCACTTAGTAGTAGCTTGTTGGTCTTTGGCTACGACGATAAGTTTGCCGCATTCTTGTATCCACACGCCAACTGCGATTGATGCCTTGTCTAAGGCATCGTCTGGTTGTCTGAAACGAAGATAATTCGATTCATAGAC